CGACATCATGAAGTCGCTCGTGTCGTCTGGTCATCCGACCGGGCAGGGAAAGAGCTACTGGACCGCCCGCGACACGCGCGAGATGCACCGCCTGCTCGCTGGATTCGTCGCCTGATCCGCACCCCCACCAAGCCGCCTCCGGGCGGCTCTTTTGAACCTCTGATGACCGCATGACCACTGTCTCCTCCGGCCAAACCAGCAGCACCGTACTCGTCGCAGGCGATACGTTGTCGATTGCGTTCGACACGGCGGAACAGGCGGTTGTGCAGGTCTTCGGCACGGGCGGGCAACAGCGCTTCTCGGGCTCGATCACCACATCGCAGAACATCGGCCCGTTCTTCGGCGGCGATACGGCCTACGTCCAGGCGCTGCGCGGTGCGGTCGACTACACCATCATCCCCGCTGTCACGGTCCCGACCTACGGCACGGCGACGGTGGTGCGCCAGCTCACGGGCGATTACACGATCACGGCAGCCGATGACAACGTGATCTTCTACGCGACGACCACCATCGTCGTGACGGTCCCCGACCTGTCGCCGAACCCGCAAGTCATCGTCCTACCCCCGACCTCGGGCTCCGTCACCTTCCGCGCCGCTGGCTCCGTCACGTTCAACGGCTCGGCTGCCGATGTGGTGCGCAACTACTCCACCGACCCCTTCGGCGTGTGCTTGGCTCCGCGCTATGGCACGCCCAACGCCTACGGGCTCAACTCGGGCACGTACAACTTCGCCGGCTTGTCGGGCAACCCGGGCGACAACGCGGCGATGGCTGCTGCCCTCGCGCTGAAGCAGGACATCGCCAACCCGGGCGCGGACAAGCTCACCGGCAATCACACGCTCGTCCTGGCCGACTACAACAAGTGCTACTTCAGCGCGTCGACCTCGGCCCGCACGATCATCATCCCGTCCGGCCTGCCTACCTACTTCAAGTTCTACGTGGGCCTGACGACCGGCTCCGGGGCGCTTACCGTGAACAACGGTGCGGGCGTGACGATGTACAGCCAGGGTGGGGCCTATCGCATCACGGCGATGGGTGCTTTCGGAGAGGTTCGTTGCACGGGCGACCAGGACAAGTACATGTTCCTCGGGTCGTCCTGGGTCGTATGAACCGCTTTCAAGAGCTGCAGCACCTATTCGCACGCACGCAGCAAATGCGTGACCTGCGCAATGGGCGCATGACCATCTCCGGCGATCAGATCCTCGATGAGAACGGTCGCCCCTGGGTCGGTCGCGGGTTCAACGAGGGCCACGGCGAGCTGTCCAACAGCAACGACGCGCACGAGATGGCCGAACGCGGCTTCAACTGCGTGCGCATCGTCCCTCGTTTCTGGGGAACGTGGGGCGGCACCATCCTCGACTCCGAGGACGACACGCAGACCAGCCTCGTCGCGGCAACGTATCTCGTCTACATCCGCTCGCGCGTCATCGAGGCCAAGCAAGCCGGGCTCAAGGTGATCCTCGCCTTCGACACCAACTGCGGCCAGGCCGAGCGGGTGGGCGATGCGACATGCGCCATCGGGACCGGCTCCCCGCAGACGCTGTGGACGGCGGGAGGGGCCACCAAGCGCACGCAGTTCAAGGCGGTTCAGCGCTGGTACGCCCGGATGCTGCGCGGGCTGGTCGACTTCTACGAGCCGGTTGTCGAGCCCAACCCGACGACCACCATCCCGACAGGCGTGGTGGACGACGACGTCAAGCTGTTCCAGACCGAGGCCCGCAACGAAATCCTCGCCGAAGACCCGCAAGCCCTGTTCATCATGGGGCCGGCACCGGCCTACACCTCCGGGCGCGTCTTCGCGTGGTTCAACCCGGCGTGGGTTGGCAACACGGTCTATACCTGCAACCTGCTGGACAACGCTTCGAGCGACCCGGCAGGTCTGCCCGCGAAGATCGCCAACCTGACGAAGCTGCGCAGCACGTACGGCGCTCCGGTCTTCGTGCAGCAGGTCGGCACGCTGCTTTCCAGCGACCCGACGAACGCCAATCTCGCCAACGTCCTGAACCTGATGAACACCGCATCGGGCGGACCCATCGGCGGGACGGTGTGGGAATGGATCAGCCCGATTGCGACCGCCTACGGCCCCTATGCGGGGAGCCAGACGTCGCGCACGCTCAATGCGGACCGGATGGCGGTCCTGCAATCCTGGGCGGCGAACGCCATTCCCGCACCGCCCCCGCCACCCGACTACCAGCCAATCGCCGTCGCTGACGCCATCTCGACGACGCAGAACACGCCTGTTTCTGGAAGCCTCGCCTCCAACGATACCCCGTCTGCCAACGGTGGGAACGTGTGGAGCAAGACCGGGTCGCCGTCCCACGGAATCGCCACGGTCAGCAGCGGCGGCAACTACACCTATACCCCGACCACCGGCTACGTCGGCTCGGACTCGTTCACCTACAAGATCACGGACGCGGACGGGTCGATCTCTTCGGCAACCGTCTCCGTCACGGTCGCACCGGCACCGCCCCCGCCGAACCATCAGCCGCTCGCCGTAGCCGACTCGTTCGTGACCATCATGAACACGGCGGTTTCGGGCAGCCTCGCCACGAACGACGACCCATCGCTCGATGGCGGCAACGTCTGGTCCCTGACGAGCGGCGTGTCGCACGGCTCGGTCACGGTCAACGCTGACGGGACGTTCACCTACACGCCCACGACCGGCTATGTGGGCGGCGACTCGTTCACCTACACCATCACCGATGTCGACGGGGACACTTCGACGGCGACAGTCACCCTCGCGGTGACGAACGACGTCCCCCTTGCGGTGGCGGACACGTTCTCCACGCCGATGAACGCCACTCTCTCGGGGAGCTTGGCGACCAACGACACGGCCTCGGCGGACGGCGGCAACGTGTGGACGAAGATCGGCCCGGTGAGCCACGGCACGGCCACGGTGGGCACGGCGGGCGGGTTCACGTACACCCCGACGACGGGGTATGTCGGGACGGACTCCTTCGGCTACCGCATCACGGATGCCAACGGGGATACCTCCGACGCGGTGGTGACGATCACGGTCACCGGATCGCCCCCGCCGCCGCCGTCGAACGTCCTGTATGTGCGCCAAGACGCCGCAGGAGCGAACAACGGATCGTCCTGGGACGATGCCTACACATCGCTGCCGCCGACGCTGCTGCGCGGCTATACGTACTACATCGCCAAGGGCGCGTACGGGTCGCATGTGTTCAACGATGCGACCTCGGGCACGAGCCGCATCATCATCCAGCGGGCAACGACGGCCATCAACGGCGCGGACCCGGGATGGAGCGGAGCCTATGACGGGACGGTGACGTTCGACGGCGGCTCGTTCTGGACCGACTACTACACCATCGACGGGCGCACGGTCGACCCGAATTGGCGTACCGGCCAGGTCACGGGATACGGCATCCGCTTCGTGAACTCCAGCGCGGTGGGTGGGGCCTACGTCTTGCGGCTGGACAACGGCGCGAACGTCGGCGCGAATCACCTCCTGTTCTACGGGGTGGGCTTCTACGGCAAGGGGCGCGACAGCGGCGCGGGCGACTTCCTCGTCTATGCGCTCGGAAGTTCTTCAACAGACATCACGTTCAGCTACTGCGCGTTCTCCGACAACGGCGGGGCGCAGTTCAACATTCGCGGCAATAACAGTAGCTGGACTTTCGACCACTGCCTCGCCACCCGGAACACCTCGACCCATGCGGTCCACGGTGAGTTCATGTCGCTGACGAACGCGACGAACTTCGTCATCAGCAACAGCTACTTCATCGACATCGAGGGCTCCGGGATCATCGCTGCCGTCAACGGTGGCGCGGTGAACGGCCTCGACTTCTTCGGCAACGTGGTCTGTCACACGGACGCGTATCGGGCGCACACGGGGCGCGTTGACGACGGCTCGGGGATCACCTACGGGATCACGGGCGTCATCAACATCGCGCAAAACGGTGGCTCCGAGAACGCCACGGGCAACAACATCCGCTTCTACAACAACACGATGGCGAACGTCGAGGGGTTGTGGTGCGGGGTTCATATCGAGTCGCCGGGCAACACCGGAAACATCGTTCGCAACAACCTCTTCTACTACTTCGCCAACACCGGCTATCCGCTGGCGGGGTACGGAGCTCGGACGGCCATCACTGGCGTCAACACGGTCAGCGACAACCTCTATTACCAAGTCTGGAACGAGGGCAACGCCGCGCCGGCTTTCACGGGCGCATTCGTCAACGCCGCTGCGCTTGACTTCCGGCTGACTGCGCACTCGTCGCCAGCCGGGGCAACCACCCTCGGCTCGACCTACTCCCCCGACAGCTTCGGCACCACCCGCACCTCGTGGGACATCGGTGCCTTCGAGTTCATCTAAGGACCACCCATGACCGAACGCATCTACCTGGGCGGGATGACCAACACCACGGTCCATCTGGAGAACGACGGGACCATCCACGTTGAAGAGAAGCAGGACGCCCAAGCCATCATCGACGCGAACCAGAAGAAGCGCGATCACCGCTTCCACGGCGCGTCGGCCTCGGGCGAGTTCGTGGAGGTGGCCGACATCCCCGAGGTGGTCTACCTCGCCAAGTGCCGCGAGATAGGCCAACGACCGTTCGCCTCGCCCGATGTGGCGATGGAGCTGATCCTTCGTGACCCGGCCTACTCCAAGTGCCTGTCCGCGCCCCGGGTGCGTGATGCGCATGTGATCGTGAAGGGTCTTCGCTGATGGCCTCGACCATGCTGACGATGTCCGATCTCTACGTCGAGATCGTGCGGATGCTCGACGGGGACGACCCCGAGGTGTCGGACATCTCGTCGGACTCGATGTCGCGGCTGGTGTCCATCGCGCAGCGCCGCATCTACCGCGATGTCCGCTGCCGCTGGAACGAAAAGGAGTTCACGACGACCACCGTCACGAACAACCTCGCCCCGCTGCCCGCCGACTTCGAGTCCCCGTCCATCGCGCACTTCGGTCGGCAAGCGCTGATCCCGGTCGATGAGACGGTGATCCAGGACTACTACGCCTCCACCGGCTCGAAGGAGCGCTACATCGCCGTGGCGGGCTCCAACTTCACCTTCTGGCCTCCCATCTCCGATGGTGTGGCGCTGCTGGGACGCTATTACGCCAGGCTCCCCGACTTGACGGACGCGAACATCGCCACCAACGCGCTATTCCAGAACGCCGACGACCTGTTCGTCTATGCCGCCCTGGTGGAGTCCACGCCGTTCTTCGGTCCGAAGGACCAGATGGCGACCTGGGAAGCGAAGTACGAGTCCATCGTGGAGACGCTGAACCTGCACAACCACCGCGCGGCCTATGGGGTCGGGCGGATGAAGCTGCGCCCCTCTGCGGGCATTTGCGGCGGCTTCCGGGGGCGTTCGGCATGACGACAGCCCTTCCAGTTGCCCGCTTCGACATCCCCATCGGGCGCACGGCGGACGGCCAGCCCGTCATGTTCGACCCTCTGTGGTTTCGCAACGTCTTCAAGCCGCTCATCGACCGTGTTGGCGGCGACACCGCGCTATCGAACCTCGAGCTGGCGTCGATGACGTTCGCCTTCGCGGACCCCATCTACCAGCGCCCGGTGGCCGACGACGCGATGACCGACCTGATCCAGCCGCGCGACTTCGACCAGTCGTTCGGAGACGTCATGCAATCGGCAGGCAGCTTCGACCTCGGCGAAACAACCTACCAGCGGTGAACCCATGCAACGTGTCCCCGTCATCCTCGTCCAGAACCTCCAGCTCCCGACCACCTACGCGGCGCAATACACCGTGAACGGCTCGGGCGCTGTGGCGACCGTCTCTGCGGCAACCCTGAACAACACCTCGGGCTCCCCGGTCACGGTGTCCATCAGCGTGGTCCCGAGCGGCCAGGCTCAGGCCAACGCGAACGAGATCGTCACGAACCTGTCGATCCCGGCTGCGGGCGCGGCACCGACCGTCATCTCCTCGCTGATCGGACAACACATCGCCTCGGGCGGGTCGTTGCAGATGAAGGCGTCCAGCGCGACGGCCATCTCCGCGTGCATCAGCGGCTATCTCACCACCTGACATGACCGTCCCCTTCGTCTACGGCTCCTATTCGCTGCGCTCGCGCACGGCGGATCTCCAGCGCACGGTCGGGATGATCCCGATGCCGCTGGAGCCCGCCAACGAGCGCTCGCTGTGGGTGTTCAAGGACGTTCCCGGGCTGGTGCAAGCGTACTCGTTCGGGGCACCGATCCGGGGCGTCTACAACGTCAACGGGCGGGCCTTCGTCGTGGCCGGCGCGTCGCTGTACGAAATCTTCGGGGACGGGCGGACGGCGGTGCGTGGCGGTCTCGGGTCGCCAACCGGCTATGTCGGGTTCGCGGCCAACACGACGCAGCTCGTGGTGTCGGACGGGGCGCAGCTCTACACGATGCCGTTCGCCACCAACGTCGTCACCGGACAGGCGTTCCCCGGCAAGGCGCGAATCGACTACATCGACCAGTACATCGTCTACATCACCCGCGACTCGCAGCAGTTCGGGTGGACGGGCATCGGGGACGCGACCAAGCTCGACGCACTCGACTTCGCCAGCGCCGAAGCCTCCCCCGACAACCTCGTCTCCCTGATCGTTGATCACCGGGAACTGCTGCTGTTCGGCACGGACTCGACGGAGGATTGGGGCAACACCACCGGCTCGGAAATCTTCGCCCGCAACCAGGGTGTCGCCATCGAGTACGGCGTGGCCTCGGAGTGGAGTGTCGCCAAGCTCGATTCGTCGGTCTTCTGGCTCGCCTCATCGTCGCGCGGACAGGGATCGGTCGTCAAGCTCACCGGCTACGTGCCAGTGACCATCTCGACGGCGGCTATCGAGCAGAAGCTGTCCGGGCTGGACCTGTCGGGGGCGACGGCGTTTGCCTTCGAGTGGGAGCGCTCGAAGTTCTACTGCCTGAACGTGCCTGGGCTGGACACGACGCTGGTGTTCGATGCGCTGACTAACCAGTGGCACGAATGGGCGGAACTGGTCAACGGCGAGCGCGTACCGCACCGGGCAACGCATCACTTGTTCGCCTTCAACAACCACTACGTCGGGGATGCCACGGGCAAGCTGTACCGGCTCGACCCCACGGTGAACAACAACGCGGGCGACCCGAAGCTGCGCGAGCGGATCACCCCTGTTTCGGCCACGCCGATGCGCGACCGCATCCACTACCAGCGCTTCGTCATCGACTGCGAGCGGGGCACGGGCGGGAAGGTATCCATGCGCTATTCGCCCGATGGCGGGAGGAAGTGGACGAACTGGAAGCCGCGCAGCCTGGGCGCTCAGGGCGTCTTCAGGAAGCCGGTGCAGTGGCGACACCTCAACGCCGGGCGCGACATGGTGATCCATGTCCGCTGCACCGACGACGTTCCCTTCAACCCGGTTTCGGCGGGGGTCGAGTGAGCCAGGACAAGCGCGATCACATCGGCGTTGCACACCACTTCGGTGGCGGTGTCTACATGAAGGAAATCACCGTGCCTGCCGGGCTGGTGGTGGGGCAGCACGTCCACAAGTACGACCACCTTTCCTACCTCGTCAGCGGAGAAGCGGTGGTCGATGCGCCGTTCTCGCGCTCGACGCTTCACGGGCCAAGTGGGATGGTGATCGAGGCTGGGCGGGCACATTCCATCCGAGCGGTGACGGATTGCGTGTGGCTTTGCATCCACGCGACCGACTGCACGGATGCCGACGAAGTGGATGCAGGGCTCATCAAATGACCAAGAAGATCGAACGACTTGCGCAGGGGATCAACGTCTCCCCGATGCTGTGGGCGCTTCAGTCGCACCCCGAGCTGTGGAACGTCAACCCGCGCCGAACGGAAGACCCGCGCAGCCCGCATCACGGCATCTCGGACATATGGGTTCGCTACGCTGATCCGGCTGTGGACGACAGCAAGCCTCATGACTCCGTATGGCTTCCCGCCGCTGAAGTACTGCCGGTGCGAGAACTGGTGTTCCCATTGTTCAACGCGGTGAGGGGTACGAAGCTCGGCGGAATCCTCATCACGCACATCCCGCCAGGACGCGAAGTCAAGCCACATGTTGATACCGAGTGGCACGCCAAGCACTACCAGAAGTTCGCCATCCAGATTCAAAGCGCACCGGGGCAGATGTTTTGCTTCGAGGACGAAGAGTTGGAAGCCATGCCGGGCGATGTCTACACGTTCGACAACCAGTTCAAGCACTGGGTGACGAACCAGACGAACTATGACCGGATCACGCTGATTGCGTGCATCCGCAAGGAGTAACGAGATGCCGTTTGGATGGGCAGCAGCAGCAACGGTCGTCGCGGCCGGGATTGGCGCGTATGCCTCACATGAGGCGTCAAAGGCGCAGTCCGAATCCGCCGCAGCAGCTAACGCACTTCAGCGTACCGAGTACGACCAAACGCGAGCGGATCAGCAGCCGTGGCGGGATGCCGGCTATTCGGCTCTCGGGCGGATGTCCGACCTTCTCGGGCTGTCCGGACACACGGGTGCCGATGGGTATGGGTCGCTGAATCAGCGATTCACGCCGGGCGACCTCCAGAACGATCCGGGCTACCAGTTCGAGCTGGCGCAGGGCACCAAGACGCTCCAGAACAGCGCAGCGGCGCGTGGCGGGCTGTATTCGGGTGCGACCTTGAAGGCGCTCACGCAGTACGGCAACGACTATGCCGGCACGAAATACAACGAAGCCTACAACCGCTTCAACCAAGACCAGAACACGACCTACAACCGGCTCGCCTCGCAGGCCGGGTTGGGGCAAGTTTCCACGCAGCAAGTGGACGCGGCGGGCCAGCACATGGCCGACCAAGTGGGGTCGAACCTGATCGGTGCCGGCAACGCACGCGGCGCAGCGGACCTGTCCTACGGGAACATCGCCGGCAACGCGCTCAACCAAGGCGCGGCGTGGTGGCAGCGTCAGCAGCAGCCCTACAACCATTATCAGCAGCCGGGCTACGCACAGGGCTACAACGGTCAGAGCGTCAACCAAGGAACCAACGGCGGCGACGCTTCCGGCTCCTATTGGGGAGTCGAGTAAATGCCGGTCGATACCGCGATCTACCAAAACCTCCTGCGCCCGCCGAAGTCGGCGCTGGAGTACGGGCAGGAGATGGACCAGGCGGACACCGCCCGGGGCCAGCTTGCCGCGCAAAAGCTGAACCTCATCGGGCAGCAGCAGGAGTACGACGACACGCAGAAGCTGCGCCAACTCTATGCCAAACCCGGTTTCGATCCGTCCAGCCCGGACAGCCTGCCGTCCATCTTCGCCATCTCTCCGAAAGCAGGCATGGCGGCTCAGAAGGCGGCGCTCGATGCGCAGAAGACGCAGTCCGAAATCGGCTTGAACTCGGCGCACGCGGGCAACTTCAAGGCGACGACCGCCAAGACGGCGCAGGAAACGCAGTTCGAGGCGAACGACCGCCACCTTCAAGACCTGGGTGGGGTGAGCACGCCGCAAGACGCCGCACAGTGGATTCTCGACGGCGTGAAGTCGGGCGTCCTTCCCGAAGCCGGCCTCCAGCCGGGCCTCCAGCGGTTGCAGCAGATGGCCTCCAAGCCGCAGGGCTTCGCGCAGTGGAAGCAAGAGACGCAAATGCAGGGCGTCAAGGTCGGCGAGCAACTGAAGATGACCGAGCCGAAGCCTACCGAAGTCAACCTCGGCGGCGTCAAGAAGTTCATCGACACGAACCCGCGCAGTCCGACCTTCGGCAAGGAGACGATCCCGTCGCAGACGATGACGGCCACGCCTGGCGAAGTTCTGTCGGCCCGCACATCGCGGGACAACAACGCCGCCACCATCCAGAAGGACTACAAGGTCGCCGGCCTGGATGGAAATGGCAACTTCGTCGGATTCGGTGGCGATATGCCGGCTCCTGCCGCCCCTGGTGCCGCAGCCCCGGGTGCAAAGCCGGCTCCCGGCGCTGCGCCTCCACAGAGCCCTCTCCAAGGCCTCGTGCAGAGCATCGGGACGTACAAGGCCCCGGAGAATGTGGCCCTGGCCCGCGTCCCGCCCGCCATGCGCTCGCAAGTGCTGGCAGAAGTGCAAAAGCAGTTCCCCGACTACGACCCGTCGACCTACGGTTCGCGGCAGAAGGCGGCGCGCGACTTCTCCACCGGCAACCAGGGCAACGCCATGCGGTCCTTCGCTGTCTCCGGGCAGCATTTGGACCAGCTCGGCACGCTCATCGACGCGCTCGGGAACGGCAACAACCAGACCATCAACAAGGTCGGTAACCTCGTCTCTGCGTGGAACGGCGGCACGGCCCCGACCAACTTCGACGCGGCCAAGGATGTCGTCTCGAAGGAAGTCATCAAGGCCATCGTGGGCAGCGGCGGCGGGGTCGGCGAGCGCGAAGAACTGGCGCACCAACTCTCCAACGCCAAGAGCCCGGCCCAGCTCAAGGGCGTCGTCCAGCAGTATCGCAACCTGATGGGCGCGCAGCACGAAGCCCTGCTGGCTCAACGCCGGGCTGCTGGCCTGCCGGACTCCACGCTTCCCGACTACGGCGGCGGCGCTGCACCCGGGATGCCTGGCGCTGACGCAATCGCAGCAGAACTCAAGCGTCGGGGGCACTAATGGACCTGTCCGGCTTCTCCACCGAAGACCTGAAGGCCCTTCAGTCGGGCGACCTGTCGAAAGTCTCGACGGCGGGCCTCAAAGCGCTGCAAGGGCAAGCGGCTCACTCGCAAGCCGAAGCGCGGGTGATGTCCGACCCCATCACGCAAGGCGCACTCCACCCGGAAGAAGGAGGCAACACGTTCCTCGCCGGCATCGGGCAGGGCATGACCAACACCGCGCGTGGCGTCGGGCAGCTCGCCGGGAAGCTGCTGCCTGACTCGTGGGACCAGAAGATCGGGCTCCCGACGCAGGCGGACATCGACCAGTCCAAAGCGCTCGATAAACCGCTGATGAACACGACGGGCGGCAAGTGGGGCGGCTTCACTGGCACGCTGGCCGCAGGCGCTCCCGTCATGCTGGTCCCCGGAGTGAACGGCTATGCCGGCGCGGCGATGGTTGGCGGACTAACCGGCCTGGCGCAGCCAGTGGCGAGCGATGAAGGACCGTGGGCGCGAGCGACGAACACGGGCGTCGGCGCAGCGGCTGGGCCGCTCGGTGTCGGCATCGCCCGAGGAATCGGTGGCGTCTGGAACGCCGGCAAGGCCATGATCCAGCCGTTCACGCAGTCGGGTCAGGAGCAGATCGCCGGGCGCACGCTCGCACGGTTCGCGGACGACCCCAATTTGATCGGGACCGCAACCTCGAAGCCGACGATCACGGGCGCTCGTCCGACGCTCGCCGAACAGACGGGAGACGCCGGGCTCGCCCGATTGCAGGACTCGCTCCGCAGCCTGGACCCGCAAATCGAGAACATGATCGGCGGTCGCATCCGCGACAACAACGCGGCACGTGTCGGCGCATTGGAATCGCTGGCCGGCGACTCGGGCAAGCGAGCGACAGCAGAAGCCGAACGCAGCGCAGCAGCGAAACCGCTGTACGACAGCGCGACAAAGCAGTCGGTGCCGGTGGACGCTGAACTGCTCGCGCTGATGAACCGCCCGTCCGTGCAGTCCGCGCTCGGGCGCGCATCGAAGATCGCGCAAGAGCAGGGCCGGGCATTCGGGTTGTCACAGGGCTCGCCCGGAAAGCCGGGGCTCCAAATCCTCGGCCCTGATGGCAGTGTCCTGTCCGACCTGAGCAAGCCCGGTGCGCCGGCCAGCATCAGCGGGCAGACCCTCCAAGACCTGAAGATGGGCATGGACGCCCTGCTCAAAGATCCGACCAGCGGAATCGCCGGCAAGGAAGCCGCAGCGGTGGGCGACACGCGCAACGCCATCGTGCAGTGGATGGAGAAGAACGTCCCCGACTTCAAGGCGGCACGCACGACCTATGCCGCGAAGTCTCAGCCGCTCAACGCCATGGATGTCGGCGAAGTCCTCGCGCGAAAGGGCCTGTCGAACACCTCCGACCTCGCGGGCAATCCGCGCCTCATGGCGAACGGGCTGCTCGGGACGCTGCGCGACGAGCCCAAGCTGATCCAGCAGGCTATCGGCAAGAAGGGCGTGTCGTCCCTGTCGCAAGTGTTCACCCCTGAGCAGCAGAACCTACTCGGAGCCATCGCCAAGGAGGCGGATCGTTCGGCGGCTGTCGCCACGGCGGGCAATGGCCCGGGAAGCGCTACCGCTCAACGCATGGCCTCCCAAAACATCATCGGCAACCTGATGGGGCCGCTCGGGAGCATGGGCGACAAGGCTGCGCAATCCACCTTCGCGCAGACCATCCTCGGCAAGCCGATCCAGTGGGTCTACGACAAGGTGGCCGAGCCAAAGATCCAGCAGGCTCTCGCCCGTGCCGTGCTCGACCCCGACGCGGCTCGTGGAGTACTGGCCGCAGCCAAGAACTCAAAGATCGAACTCCCCGGGCCTCTGCGCGCACGGCTGACACAGCAAGCGGCAGGACTCTCCACCAGCGAGTCGGCCCGCGAAGTCGCCGGCTCGACTCAGCGGTGACGCCGCAGCGGAGAGAACAGGACTCGCTTGAACTTCGACTCCGGTAGCACGCGCCACACGAGTTCCTTGATGAGCAGGATCAAGACGAGGAACGCGAACGCGATGAACGGCTTGACCAAAAGCCCGATTGCCCAATCCATGCCGGTCCTCCGTCTGAACACCACCACATCATAGCCATGGCCGCATACCTGATCGAGCAAATCCCCGTCCGGGCCACCGATACCAACGGTGCCCCGGTCCCGTATGCCCGCCGCCATACCTACGCCGCGGGCACAACCACGCCGCTGGCGACCTACACCGATTCGGACGGTGTCACCCCGCTCCCGAATCCCGTCATCGCCGACGCCGGGGGCTACTTCCCGCAGGTCTGGGTACAGCTCGCGGCCTACAAGTTCGAGGACCGCAAGGCCGACGACACGACCGTCCTCTGGCAGCGCGACAAGCTCCGCCCGGCGCAGCTCGCCATCGAGTCCTTCAAGACCGACCTGCTCGACGCGACGACGCTGACCAAGGGCGTGGCGCTCGTCGGCGGCGCTCCCCGGGCCGTCAACTCAATTTCTGACCTCCGCACGCTGCCGGTCGCCGGGTCCAAGCACGCGCTCGTGCTCGGCTACTACACACACGGTGACGGCGGCGGCGGGCTGTTCTTCTACGACGCGAGCGACACGACCACGGTCGACAACGCCTGCACGGTCATCGTCGCAGCGGACGGTGGGCGCTGGAAGCTCTCCACGCAAGCCGAACTCAACATCCGCCAGTTCGGCGCGAAGGGTGACGGGACCACCGACGACACGGCGAATCTGCAAGTCGCCATCACCTACTGCCGTCTGCAAGCGGGCAACAAGCTCAAGCTGCGTTGGAACACGGGGACGTACAAGGTCACCAACTATCTGGAGATCGGCTCGAATCAATACATCGAGTTCGAGCAGGGAGTGGTCATCGACGCGACCGGCCTGCCCAACGAGACGACATCGCTGTTCAGCATGGCGAACCAGAGCGGCGTCATCATGAACGGCAACGGGGCGCAGTTGAATGGCGCTCGGGCGACGGCTGGGGCGCTGATCGAGGGCAATTCCGCTGCCTTCTTCATCTACGGGTCTGACAACGTCACGATCCGCAATTTCAACATCAGCGGCTTCGCCACGGACGGGATCACCATCTCGGGCGACCTGACGGGGTCGGGTCCGTCGACCAACGTCCGCATCGAGAACTGCGACAGCTACAACAACCGGCGCAACGGGCTGTCCATCGTCCACGCGCAGGGCCTGGTGGTCGACGGCGGGCGGTACTGGAACAGCAACGGCGCACCGAACGGCCCGTGGGCGGGCATTGACATCGAGCCCAATGCCGGCCAGGTTGTGCAGGACGTCGTGCTGCTGGCGGTTCGCACGCAAGCCAATGCGGGCGCGGGCATCCAGTTCACGCCCGGGGCCATGTCCTCGTCCTCCGGCCTGCTGTACGACATCTCGGTCGTCGGCGGGCACTCGGTGGGCGATGGCAGCGTGACCGGAACGCCGTCTCTGAGGTTCGCCAACGGCGGCACGCAGGCGAACGAAATCCTCGGGCAGATCGTCGTGCGCGACTACGTCATCGAGTCGCCCAAGAGCATGGGGGTGTCCTTCAGCAACTGGGACGCCTTCAACTCCCCGCGCGTCCTGCTGGAGAACGTCGAGGTGATCAACCCGGACGGCACCTCCAACGCCGCGACCAACGTGCAGCGCACCGGGTTCGTCGTCTACTGCGACTCGGCGCAGGCGATCACCTCGCTCGGCAAGATCACCATGCGCAACTGCAAGGCGCAGGACTTCCGTGGAACGCCTCGGATGGTGTGGGGCGCGTTCATCCAGGCCGACGCCGGCAAGGCGATCCAAGACGTCTACATCGACAACTTCACGGCGGTCAACTACACCGCCGCGTCGAAATACCCCGTCAACACGGCCATCGGAGCCGGCACCTTTGCCGATGTCGTCGTCCACTACCCGAACCCGAAGACGGTGGCGAGCAGCGTATCGCTCAGTGACTCGGGTTGGGGCGGGCAGCGCGTGAAGCTCACCACTGGCGGATCGACGTTCACGCTCCCGCTTGCGGCCAAGTGCCGGGCCATGTACTACGAGGTGGCGGCGGATGCTGCGGCGGGTACTCCGTGCTCGGTGCTCGTGGCCGGCTCCGACAAGATCAAGACGCTCGGTGTCGCGGTGGCGACCTCCCTGACCCTGCAACCCGGCGACGTTGCCCGTTTCCGCTCCGATGGGACGGCGACCTGGCTGACGGCTGCGGTGGCGTGATTTCCCAACAGAAACCAACCGGAGCCTTTCCCATGCAATCGACCGCGACGGGGGCACTCTGATGTCCGCGCCCCAGCCCCCCATGCTCCGAGTGATCGACTCGCTCGGGATGCGCGCCGCGACCACGATCATGAACGTGATCGTCTTGCCCATCGTGCTGTGGTTCCTGGCCGACTTGAACATGCAGCTGAAGGACTTGCACGCCTTCATGGAGGCACAGAGGATCAGCGGCGCAACGATGGAACTGCGGCTGTCCACCATCGAGAAGATCGCAGCAGAACGCGGCGCGGTGATCGGTGGCATCAAGGAAGACGTCGGGATGCTGAAGTATCAGATGGTGCAGGTCCAGGCGGGGCGCAAGCCGTGATCAATCCCGCCAAGACCTACAAGACCCGCGAGGGCGGCTCCGTCATCATCCGCGCGACTGACCACGACGATCCGCTGTATCCGGTCATCGCCTCCGTTCGCACGAACGTCGCCTCGTTCTCGATGGTGTACCTGTATTCGGCGGACGGGCGCTACGAGTTCGCTAACGGCAAGCCGCACAGGCTCGACCTCGTTCTCTCGGAGGATGCGAAATGAGTCCGAACATGGCCGCGTTCCTTCAAATGATCGCGTTCTCGGAGATCGGCCCCGAGCTGCTCGCCAACCCGGCCACGGATCGCGGCTACCGGGTGATCGTGGGCTCCACGCCCGCGCATCCGATCCTGTTCTCCGACTACGCGCAGCACCCGCAGCTTCACTGCCAGCGGCTCAACTCCGACGCCGCGGGGCGCTATCAGTTCATGGGGCGCTACTGGCCGGCGTACCGGATGCAGCTCGGGCTTCCCGACTTCGGCCCGGAGTCGCAGGACAAGTGGGCGATCAAGCTGATCGACGAGTGCCACGCGCGCGACGACATCGAACTCGGACACGTTGACCGGGCGGTCGAGAAGTGCCGCAGCCGGTGGGCCTCGCTGCCAGGCGCGGGGTATGGACAACGGGAGAACCGGCTGGACGACCTCGTGGCCGCGTACGTCGAGGCGGGAGGGACTGTCGCATGAAGTGGCTTCGCGACCTCGGGACGGGCATCGACGGGCAGACGCACGACATCGTTCGATGGGCCGCTGCGCTCGGAAGCCTCAATGCCATCGGGCTCGCCGCCTGGGATGTCATCGGCCACGCAGCGCACTTCGACTTCCAGAGCTACGGCATCGGCTTCGGCGCGATGCTGGCGGGGGTCGGCGGTGCCCTGAAGCTCAAGGAAACCACGGAGCCCAAGCCATGAAGATCGCCATCCTCTGCCTGCTCCTGGCCGGCTGCGCCACCAAGCCGCAGTTGCCCCCGCAGATCCACCCCATCGCCCACAAGTGCGACCAGTGGGGCGTGTCCGCCATCGATGCCGTCGTCTCCGGGCCGGGCGTGGTGCATCTCGAATGGGGCAACGCTGCCGTGTGCGGGACGCCGTCGTGAGCTTCCTCGCGCTGCTCCCGATGCGCGTATGGGCCGAGCTGGGGGCCGGCGTCCTGGCCATGTGTCTCTTCGCGGGCTTCGTACATCACGAGCGCAAGGTCGGCGCGGAGAAGGTCGTCGCAGCCGCCCGGGAAGCCGCCGCCAAGGCAACCGCCGCCAACCAGGCCGAAACCCAACGGCGCGAAGTCGCCATGAAGGACATCTCGAATGAAGCTCAGAGACTCTCGACTCGCGCAGTGGACGACGCTGCTGACGCTCGTGCTGCTGGCGACCGCCTGCTCGACCGTGCCCGTCGTGGTGCCGCCCCCGGCAATCCCGCCTCTGCCCCCGGAGGCGCGCCAGGGGCCGCCGCCGTCCGAGTGCAACCCGACATGCTCCGCGATCTTGTCCAAGCTGCTCAACGGTATGCTGAACTCGCCGACCAGCGAGGAATCGCCGGGCAAGCCTGCGAGCGGTCCTACGACTCCCTGACGCGGTAGACTTGCTCATCGGCGCTGTAACACCAGTGTGCCAAAGCCGCTGGAACCCGCATGAACCCTAGCTGAAGGTTTCCGGGTTCCGGCACCACAAACAGGCACTAGAAGCCCCGCTACGCCCCGTCAAGGCCCTGCATTCCCCTAGAGCGAGACCCGCCAAAGCCCCGGGCAACACTGCCAGAATCCGACCCGCGACGTGACGTCAGTGTGACCGTCACTGTGACGAGGGTTCCCGGTGGCAGTGATCCGAAAGCGCGGCAAGTCGTGGCAGGCCATCGTCCGCATGAAGGGCGCGCCGGCTGTCTCCGCGACCCGGGCGACCAAGCGCGAGGCCGAGGAATGGGCGAAGGCTGAAGAAGGCGCGATCCTGGCAGGCCGGCGCGGCAAGTTCCCGGCCAAGACGCTCGATGAGGCCCTGACGAAGTACGAAGCCGAGGTGTCGGCCCACAAGCGCGGCAAGGTCCACGAGGAACGGCGCTTCCAAGCGCTGCGCAACGACTTCCCCGAGCTCGTCGGCAAGGTGCTCCACACGATCACGGCGGGGGACCTGGGGGCATGGCGCGATGCCCGGCTGCGCGTCGTCTCCAAGGGATCGGTGCAGCGCGACATCAACCTCCTGCGCAACGTCTGGTCCGTGGCCTCGCGGGAGTGGGGATGGTGCGAGTATGGGTTGTGGCGCTCCGTGCGGATGCCGGGCGACAACCCGGCGCGAACATCGGTGTGGCGCTGGCCGCAGATTCGCGCCCTGCTCCGTCGCCTGCACTACCGCACCGGCAAGCCCCCTACCCTGCCGATGGAGCAAGTCGGGTTCCTGTTCCTGCTCGGACTGCACACGGCCATGCGACATGGCGAGCTGTGCCGGATGCGTCGGGAGGACGTCGATCTAGAGCGGCGGGTCGTCACCCTGCGCACACACAAGACCGTCGAGGCAGTCGGGGCACGGCAAGTGCCGATCACCCGCCGTGCTGCCCGCGTGCTTCGCGTGCTCTGCGCGTCCGACAAGTCAGGGCCGCTGTTCACCGTCTCGCCCCCGTCAGCAGAAGCGCTGTTCCGCAAGTACCGGCTTCAGGTCGGCATCGAGGGGCTGACGTTCCACGACACGCGGGGGACGGCGCTGACTCTGCTTGCCAAGCGGGTGGAGCCGATGGTCCTGGCCCGCATCTCAGGCCACCGCGACCTCTCACTGCTGCTCGCGGTCTACTACCGGGCGACGGCGGCAGAGATCGCGGCGGGGCTCTAGGGGGGGCCCGGCGTCCGCCACCACGTTAAACGATGCTAAGTCGTTGATCTACATACATAAGTCGAAAACGAGTCAGGGCAAGTAAGCGGGTTTAGCCCCCGCGGGGGGCCCGCCCTGCTGCTCGCGGTTTCGCTGCCCACTGGCGCACGTCCTCGGCGTTCCAGGCGCGGCAGCGGGGCGAGACGTTCACCACGGGCTTGGGAAAGCTCGGGCGCTTGATGTACGCCTCCCGAGCGTGGCGGTAGCTCACGCGCAGAAATTGCGCGATCTCCGCGACGGTCCATTGATCTTGATTCATGGCACTTCCTTCGTAGGCATGTTGGGTGCCCCGCCAGCAGCAGCGCGGACAATGGCGCGTCGCAGGGCTGCGCACTTGTCTTCGCCATACGGTTCCTCGTAACAGCAGTCATCGGCCACGGCGACGACATGGCGCGAGGTGAAGCCGTCATGCTGCCAATCGATGCCGAGATTCACCGCCAGTCGCAGTGCGTCCCCGTCGTCCTCCAGCGGGTTCCAGTCCTGGCGGATGCTGCAACCGTGCCGGACGTACATGAAGCAGCCACGCTCGACGTTCCAGCGGTAGTCGTCGGGGATGCTCCACCCCATCGCTTTCGCAGCCAGCTCCAAAAGCTCGCGGTCGCTCATGGCGTCTCTCCCGTAGACTGAGGGGATGCAGCGGCGTCGATGGCAGCGCGGGGCGTCATGCCGGTGCCGATATCGATGCCGAAGGGGTCGTCCTCCGAATACCGCACGACGGACCAACTATCGTCCTCCTGGCACTGAAGTTCGTACCTCATCGCCTCCAGCCAATCCAGCCGCTGCGCATCCTTCTCCAGCCTCTCGACTCTCGCAGCCAATTCGATGGCTTCGCCGTCTCGCGCGAGGTAGTCCAAGGCCATGGTCTGCACCTTGGCAGCCAGGGCGTCACGCTCGGCAAGGAGGGCGCGGATGGTATTTGGCAAGCTGACGTCGCGGTACGTGTCCCATGCCTCCTGTGTGGCAATCCCAGTCCAGGCATTGTCGGGAAAGTCGAACTCGGCCAGCGCCCGGCGCAGCGCATCGAATTGCTCGTTCATTGGTTCTCCTTCGGCTCAGTTTGGGGCGAGTTTGGGGATGCGCTGCGTTCTGTCGCATCTCCCCAAACTTGGGCGGCCAGGGCATCGATACGGGCGAGGACTTGAGTGCAGCGGACGCAAGCCGCCATCCATTCCTCGCGGCGTCCAGGGATCGGCTCAAATCCCTGCTCATCGCAAAGGTTGGTGATCGCCTCCCGCGCTTCTGCGAGCACCTTGTCCCGCTCGGCCAGAGCACGCAACAGCACGGCGGCGGTGCGGTAGTCGGCGAGGCCAACGAGAGGGTGCGTGCGTCCGTTGCCGTGCAGCACACCCTTCTCCAGCCAGTCGGCCGAGCGGTCGAATGCTTCGGCGAGCTTCGCGGCTTGGTATGGCGGGCTGCACGTATGCACAGAGCCTGCCGGCGTGGGCTTGCCGCAGGCGGGGCACTTCGGGTCGGTCATGCGGCCTCCGGTTCGCACTGAGCCGCGGGCGAGGCGACCAGCGCCTCCCACATGCGAAGATTGGCGAGACGCGCCACGTCGATAGCCTGCTGCGGCGTCAGGCGGCTGGCGTCACGGTTCGGCGTTGAGCGGCGCACGCAGTCGATGCGCAGTGGGCCGCTCGGGCGCTCCGGGTTCGGCTCGTCGAGCAGCAGCACGCCACTGGCGGGCGATGCCGCCAGTGGGAACAGGTCGTCGCTCCAGATGGCGCGCGGGATGGCGTAGTAGTGCTTCCAGACCTTCGGAGGCCACGGGCGGTGTATGGGCTCGGGCGTGACGTAGCCGCGCGTCTCCGGGTCATAGTGGCCGAACTGCCGATGCCACCACTTGTCCTTCTTGGCGTCGACCTTGAAGTCGGCGCGGCTGACCTTGACCTCGATGTCGATGATGCGCAGGTCGGACGTGACGGCCAGCACGTCGCACTCGTAGCCGGTCCAGTTGCAGTTCGGCACGAGGACAACGCACGTTCGGGCGAGCGTCTGTCGGGCCAGCGCACGGATAACGCTAGGCTCTGTCCACGCGGTCCGCTTCGGGTCATTCGGCATCGCGCTTGCCTCCGTCAGTGGGGGTGGCGGCTTGTCGGCGAATCGCTTGCGCGAGCGCGTTGGCCCTGCCGCCGATGTCGTTCAGGCTGGATCGTTCGGCGCGACCAAGCGTCACCGACTCCAGCACGCGGGCGAGGTCACCCGCTCGATGCTGCATGCAATGGTCCGCCGTGGCCTCGAAGGTCATGCCGAACTTCTGCGTGAACCATTCGTCGTGTCCGCCAATCAAGAAGATCGGCACGCGCTCGGTCCCGCCGTCCACCGGCTCGAACGCATAGCGCCCGTCCCCGAGGAAGCAGCATGCGACTGCCGCGACTTGAAGATCATCGGCCTCGACGGTGTACGGGTCGCTCGGATTGATGATTTCGAACTTCATGGCCGCGCATCCTCCCCTGCCAAAGGGGCAGCGGCGGGCGATGAGGGAGCGGCGTCGAGCATGGCGCGATAGATGTCGCCGCTGGACGAGCGACCCTTCTTCCGGCCCGCGTTCGCCGCGTTGAGCATGTTGTGCGTGACCGAGTCCGGCACGAGCTTCCACCCGGCCGGCACTGCTCCCGTGGATGCAGGAGCAGCGCGGGCGGCAAGGGCTGCGAGGCGTTGGACTGCAGCCTCCATGCGCTCACAGTAGGTGGCGAGGTCGCTGGTGTCGTGGTACATGACCATCGCGTGCGCGGCGTTGCTCGCCTCATTGGCAAGCCGCTCCACGTCTTCCGGCACCGCCGTTGCAGCCGGGGAGGCGTCCCGCACGAACTGCACGAGGCGCGCGATGGGTTCCAGTGGTATGCGACTTGCCTTGCGGCGGCCGTTCGCAATCTCTCCGACCACCCGCTCCAGCTCGTCCGCGCTCTCCAACGCTTCGGCGGTCGTCACCGGGCGCGATGTCAGATTGAACTCGTCAGCCATTGCGCCCCTCCTGCACCGGGAGGGAGGCGAGGGCGGCAATCGTTGGCGACAGCGCGTCGTAGGCCATCGCACGCACCGTCCACAGCGCGTCAGGCACGGCGGGGCCAGTGCTCTTGTCGTGGGCGTAGTCGCCGATCTGCGCGAGCACGTCGGTCAATCGGTCCACCTCGTGCTGCGCCTCTCCCGCATCAGCCGCAGGGCGGGCGAGGGCGGCGAGGCGCCGAACAGCATGCGTTGCGTCGGCGGAGTGTCCGTTCAAGATGAATCGCTCTGCCATCGACAGCAGCCGCGTAACCTCGTCAGCCGCCTGCGTCTCCACGGTCTGCTGCGCGAACTTCATCGTGCCCGACGCCATCGTCGGATCGGGCACAACCTTGAAGCCTGCAATAGTGGCCGGCATCACTTGGGGTGCCGCATCAGCCGCAGCCGGGGCGACCTTGCAGCAGGGCATCTCGACGTTGGGGCAGCACGGGCAGCTTGGCGAATCGCAGGGCGAGGACCCCGCATCCACTGCGCGAGCCGAGTCGCGGGCGAGGATCGCGTCGAGGTTGTCCATCGCTTGCATGTCGGCGGAGGTCCAGCCCTCGTCGCTGACGAACGAGCCGAGCGCACGGGAGGCTTCCTCCAGCATCCATCGGGGAACGAGCACGGCAGCGGGGATGGGGGATTGGGTCATGATTGCGTGTCCTGAGTGGCGAGAGCGCGGATCGCGTCGACTTGTTCGTCGAGTAGTTCAGGCGCCGTCTGCCGGAAGCCCGCGCCGAATCCGATAACCCCCTGGTCGATAAAGCAATGGCTTCTCAGTGCCCGATAGCGGGCTGCGTCTCGCGCATCCTGCGGGGGAGCGGCGGTGTAGAGGGGAGCGCCGTTCTTCCAGTACGCATCGGGCTTGTCGGCCTCCGCTGCCGGGAACTCGGCGAACGTGCGTGCCGCGATGCCACCGTGCGGGACCGGGAGGTGCGATGGGCCATGCCAGTGCAGCACCCGCGCCACTGGCTCCACGGAGGGCGCAGCGGGGGCGTGAGCATGGGCAGCGAGGGCGCAGGCCGAGTCGAATGCAGCGACCGTTTCGGCGGTGAGCGCGAGGAACTTGGCAGACGTTTCGCCAGACTTCGCGTTCTGGCTGTAGCTCTCGCTGTCGGCCTGCTGCCAATAGGTCTGCCCGAGGCTGAATGCTCGCGACATCGCCTTTGCAAGCGCATCACGGTCGAGCGGCGGAAGCGGGGTATCGGTCGTCATGGGGTCTCTCTCCTTTGCCGAACTCTGCGGGCGCATGTCTCTATTCCTTGGTAGGTCAGTCGGTCGGGAGGCTGGGGGAGCGCGGTCGGATCAGGCGGGGGACTCGGCGCTCAGGCGTCGTCTTCGGAGTACGGCAGCGGGGCACCCGTTGCCTTGCAGATCGCAACCTGCATTTCGTTGTGGACCGCGTCGTATTGCTTCACGCCGTCAGGCGAAAGAAAGCCGGCGCCCTCGTGGTCGGCGGAATCCCACAGCCGCCCGTAGAGGCTGCTGAAGCGCTGGCACACAGCGAGAAGGTCAGGCACGGAGGCAATCAAGCGAGCGTTTGCAGTGATTTCGTCCTTCGACAACTCGTCGTCGGAGCGCTCGCAGTCCGCGATGCAAGCGCGGGCGCCGCGAATCTTGCGAACCGTGTTCTCCGTGATGTTCCCGACGTAGACGAGGCCCTTGTCGGCCCATTGAGTCCACGGGCCCGGCGTGTGTGTCTCGTTCGCGCTCATGTCGTGCCTTTCAGGCGTTAGGGGGGAGGCTGGGGGAGCGGTGCGGCGTCAGGCGCCCTCACCTCAAATTCATCTCGGCGCGGCGGTTCGCAGCCTTGGTGCGCGACCACTCGAAGCGCATCCGGATCACTTCCAGCTTCCACTTGAGGCCGATGGCCCGCTCCGTGGCGACCTTGATGCCCTGGAGAAGCGCCAGGTAGTCGGCGTGTCGGTAGGCTTCGCGTTCCTGGATCGCCGCACTGGTGGCGCCGGAAACCTCGGCTTCCTTCATCAGCGCGGCCTTCTTGCTCTTGCGGAACTCGTCCAGGTAGTCGGCCTGGGCCTGGGCTTCGGCGTACTGCTGCGAGATTTCGTCCAGCTCGGCGAAGCGCGTTTCGATGATGTCCTGGCTCACTTCGTCACCTCGTAGCTATCGAAGAATCCAAGCTCCACCTTGAGCCGCGCGAGCAAGTCCATCTCCTTGCCGTACCGCGCCTCAAAGCCGCGCTTGTCGTGGTGCCGGCTCACCATGCCGAACTGAGCGCCGCCCTTGTGGTGCCCCGGGTCGCACAGCGGCAGAGTGAACAGGTGCCCCATGCGAACCCCTCCGCGCAGGATGTGGTGGATCGCCGTGGGCCGGGGCGCCTGGCCGTCCATCCGGCAGGCGATGCAGCCGTGGCAGGCGGCGGCGTTCATCCACTCGCGCTCGGCCACGGTCGGCGCGCGCTTGCCGGGGCGGGCCTTGGTGCCCTTCGGCACGGCGCAGACCTCACCCTCGATGCGCGTTCCCTGGCGGAACATCCCCGGCTCGACCGGGTAGAGGATGCGCGGCGGGCGCTCTGGCAGCTTGCGGGCGAAGGCCATCACGTTGCCTCGGCCTCGGGCTTGGCCTTCGCAGCGGCCTTGCGGCGCACGTCGCCTTCCTCCTTGAGCGCCCGGCGCAGGTCGGACGGCAGCACGGACCACAGGGCTACCTTGCAGTCGTTGTCCATCGCCTCGATCTCGATGCGCTCGAAGGAGAACGTGACGCCGCGCTCCGGGTCGCGGAACATCTCTTCGACCTCGCCGGCCAGCTCGCGCAGGTAGTTCTGCGTCTCGACGTTGAGCGAAGCCATCGCGCCGTCCGTGCCCTTGATGACGCCGGGGCCGGTCGCGGGCGCTTGGTGGATGTCGGCCAGGCCCTCGCCGCCGTCGTTGTTCAGGTAGTCGATGGCACGCTCGACCTTGTCGAAGCGCTCGGTCTTCGGCCAGAGCTTGTAGGCGCGCTTGATGACCGTCTTCTTGATCATCTCGGACTCGTCCGTCACCCACGGGCACTTCGCCTTCTTGGAGACAAACGCCTTCCAGGCCGAGGAACGGTCGCGGATGGCGTACACCTCGTCGATGCTCATGCAGGTCGTGAGGTAGTCGCCGTCGCGGGTCTTGACGACCACGTAGGCGCCAACGATGTCACCCCGGTCCTTGGCGAACGGGTCGCGGTCGTGTTCGGGCGGCTTGTCGAAGCCGCGCAGCTTGAACGCGTCCTTGCCGTGGACGACCTCGGCCTGACCCCACCGCACGGACCCGGACTGGATCGCCAGGTCGAGCAGGCCCATGTAGCTGATGTCCAGGCAGATGCGCCCGTCACGCGGCACGAGGTAGGCTTGCTTCTTGGCAGGGTTCAGGCTGATGCCGATGGCCGCGACGTTCGTCACCGCGTTGATGACGGACTGCCGGTTGTCCATCGCCAGCTTGAGCGCGTAGTCGTTGGCCTGGAGCACCTGAATGGCGAAGCCGGCCTCCTTCTCGAAGATGCGCTCGTCGCCGGCCAGGGCGTTGAAGCGGTCGCGCAGACCGTAGATGTCGTCGCGGATGATGGCGAGGGCGTTGGATGCCATGATGTTTCCTCAGTGGCCCGTTTGCTTCGGAGCCGTGTTTTCGGTCTGCGCCTGGCGCTGCTGTTCAAGCAGGCGGGCGAACGTCTCGCGGATGTCGGTGGAGGCAGCGGGGACGTACGGCCTGGCCGGCTGGCCGAAGAGGTCGCGGTCCAGCAGCGTCCCGCCAGAGGGGTAGGTCTTGCGGTCCTCGATCACAGCGGCCCCTCCAGGCAGGCGGTCGCCAGTGCGCCGAGCAGCGCGAAGCCGGCGAGCCACCAAGCGGCATCCATGACGCCGTCTGCGAGGCTCGGAGGCGGGTCGATGGGGCCGACACGATCAAGCGGGCAGCTACCGCCCTGCGACGGATTGCGCTGGAAACACTTTCCGTCGCAGCACAGGCGCGACGTATCGTGCTGCGCGGCGTGGTTCTTCGATGGCATGCGGACGACGGTCATTGCTGGCTCCCGTGGTAGTCATCGAACACCCCGCACGTAGCCGGCTGCGGCTCGTCCGCTTCCTCGCCCAACCCGATGAGCACCACGCACGCTTCTTGCTGCGTCTCGCGCGACACGATCTCAATGTGCCCGGCATGGGGCAGGACGCGGTCATCGAAGTTCAGCGCGGCGGCGGTTGAAGCCGGCATGGGCACATGCACATCGCTCGCGCGGCGGTAGTGCAGCGGGTTGCGGTACACGACGGCGGCACCTTGGGGATGCAATATGTTCAGCACCTCGCGGGCGATGGAGCCCAACTCCGCGTTGATGGCGTCGCGCTGCTTCTCCAGCGCATCCCGGCGTTCGTACAGCGCGGGCAGGCGGGGGTCGTCTGAGGTGCGGCGGGCGGTCATTGCGCGGCTCCTGCGTCGATCATTCGGCGCACGAGGTCCAGCGCGGAAGCCTGGAGCCATTCGGTTGTCGGCTTGAGCGCGGCCTTGGCGGCGGCCCAGGCAGCGTCCCAGGCAGCGTCCCCGGCAGCGGCCCCGGCAGCGGCCCAGGCAGCGTCCCTGGCAGCGGCCCCGGCAGCGTCCCAGGCAGCGTCCCCGGCAGCGTCCCCGGCAGCGGCCCAGGCAGCGTCCCCGGCAGCGTCCCTGGCAGCGCGAACGTTCACGCCAGTTGCTGCCGCCCCAGCCATGTCGGCGATGCCCTCCAAGTCGCGCAGCGCCTTTGCGTGCTCATGCAGCGCAGGCACGAGGTCCAGCCACTTCGGCGTGAACACGCGGATCAGCCAATCCAGCGCCATGTAGCTGCGCCGCTCCTCGATTGCATCGCTCGCTTTCGTGCCCACCAGGGACGGCACCAGCGGCTTGAGCAGCCGATTGCGAGCCTCGTCGTCTAGCGAGTCGTTCCACGAGCGCAGGAAGGCAGCGATCACGGGAGACGCGCACGAGGGCGAATCGCTCCAGTCCTCGCCGGCCACGTAGGAGACGGCTTCCATCACGCACATGCCGCGCGAGAAATCCGCGTGCGAGCCGGAAGAGAGGGCCAGGGCCTCGATCTGCGCGAGGCGTTCGGGGTTGAGGTTGAACATCACACTTCGCCCCTCAACCGCAGCGAAGCGATGTCGTCGCCCACGCTGGCAACATGCTCGTCCGCGATGCACTCGCGCAGCCGGGCGATCAGCGGGTGGTCCAGCGTCATCAGCTCGCGCATGATCCGGGCGTATTCCGGGCCGCAGGACGCGTCCGACAGGTCCACCGTCGCCGGCTCCTCGGCCTCCACCCGGGCGCGGTGGTCGTACGTCGAGACCAGCGTCCCGCCAGCCTTCAGCGCCGCGATCACCTCGGCCCGCAGCTCGGCCTTGATCTGCGCCCGGATGTCCTCTTCGGCATCCACGCGCTCGTTCTGCGCTTCGTGCTCTCGCCAGGCGCGATCCGTGACCGCGTCGCTGATTCCGTGTACGTAGGACATCTGGCCTCTCTTGCTGCTTCCTGCGGGGTGCAGGGGTCGTTTGCAGCAGTGAGGACAAGTCTAAACACGTTAGACCTGCATGTCAAACGTCTTTGGACACGCGAGACGAGAAATTTGTAACGCCGCCGGGTGCAGACAGCAAAAGGCCCGCACGCGGCGGGCCTTCAGGACGAGCGAGAGACGGGGTCTTCTATCGGGCCTTGCAGTTGTTGCCTTCCCAGGTGTACGACCGAACGACGCCATCCCACAGCGAAAAGCGGATCGTGCAGTTCATCTGGATGAGCATCGGCGCGCCCTGCTGAGGAACGTAGGTCGTGGTCTGCGCGGTGAACGGCCGGGAGTTGACGTAGCCGGTCGTCGTGGACGACACCGCTTGCGTGGTCTGGACGCCCGGCAGCACCATCTGCCCGGAGCGCTCGAAGGTCAGCACCTTGGAGTGTTCATTGAACGCATACGAGCCAGACGGGATGCCTAGCCCGGAGACAAGCGATTGCTCAGACGCCCCTATGTAGGTGTCCATGATCGCCCGGAACTTCTCTTGAGTCGCGCATCCAGCCAGGGCCAGCACCGCAGTCGCAGCTATCCATGCCTTCATGGTGTCTCTCCTTTAGTGGTCGTCGGCCTTGCGTCGGCGGTCGTGCGCGACATTGAGCGCCTGAAGCCGGCGGTCGCCTGGTGCCGGTGTCGGCGCGACCCCGAACGCTGACTCCACGCGGGAATCGGTAGCGGCCTCCTGCACGAATGCCATCATCACCGTCTTCAGGGTGGACTTCTGGCGCTCGGTCAGCGAGTCGAACGTCGCGGCGAACTGCATCGACTCGTTCGTAAGCGCGTTCTCCCACAGCAGGGCGTCGGCGCTGACGTTGTAGACCCGAGCCAACCGCCGCAGGCGCAGCGCATCCGGGATGCCGCCGCCCATCTCCCAAGCAGACACCGTCCCTTTCTTCACTCCGAAGAGATCGGCAACCTGTTGTTGGGTCAGGCCCCGGGCCTCACGAGCGGCCTTGAGGCGCATGCCGAAGCTCTTGCGCTCTGGATCGCTGGCCTGTTCATCGACACCCATCCATGGAGCATAAAAAGGCTCATCCATACCCGTCCAAAGAGGTTTGACGACAAGGTCTAATGTGGTTAGACTTGGGCGATGGATCATCAGATTGCCCCTGAAAAAGCCGCTTTGGAGCGTGCCGCGCGCGTTTTGGGCGGTCAGGCCGCTCTGGCTTCGCTCCTCGGATACGCCGACCGCCGCAACGTCACGCCTTGGTTCAAGACGAGCCGCGCGTTCCCGGCCGAATACTGCCCTGTCGTGGAACGTGCCACGAGGGAGAAGCACCGGCAAGACCCTGAGGCGACGGTCGTGACGTGCGAAGAACTCCGGCCGGACGTGCCGTGGAGCGTCCTGCGCCGTGATCGCCGCAAGGACAAGTCGACCGGCGGGCGGCGCAGCGCAGAGCAGGAGGGCTGAGCCATGGCCCACGTCCGCAAGCCGCTCAAGATCGACGGGCAGTGGTGCTGCCTGGACTGCAAGGTGCCGCTCGCTCCGCACTACCTCGCCGGGAATGGCGGCCCCATGGTTTTCCGGGGCCTTCGCTGCACACCGTGTCGTCGCGCCCGTCACGCTGCCCACAACGTCGTGAAGTGCCGCGCGCACCGCAGCGTTGCTGTGGCTATCGAGGCGGGGCTCCTGCTGCCCGTGACGATGCATCGCTGCGTCGACTGCAACGCGCCGGCCTGCGACTACGACCACCGCGACTACTCCAAGCCGCTGCACGTCGATCCGGTCTGCCGCCGCTGCAACCTCGTGCGCGGTGCCGGCGCTGGTCTGCCGCCCGCCGAAGCCTATCTGGCTCGCGCCTGACCTCACAGCATCCTCCGCAGCCGCGTAGCCATGTCGAACCCTGCCAGCGCTTCTTGCTCGATGGCGCACGCCACTCGGTACAGCAGCGACCTCAGCGCTAGGCGTGCCCATTCGTCGGGGGTGTGTGGTTTCGACATGGACGGCATCTTCGGACGCCCGTCTGATAAGCACTGACAACCAGCGAGACGAAATGCCATCGCGGAATATCACAGCCCCCACTTCAGGGGGGTCGCAGCAGCTCACGCTGGACCTCGATCCGAAGATGCACGAGCGCTTCGGCTCCCTGCGCGAGTGCATCGCCCAAGGCGTGTACCAGCGCGGCCTGACGAACGTCGCGCCCTCGTTGAACAAGGCCCCCGGCAACCTGTCGGTGGAGCTGTCCGAGGACCCGTCGCGGCGCTTCAGTGTGGACGCGCTGGAGGACTACATCACCAAGTTCGGCGACCTCCAGCCGGTCTACTACCTCGTCTCCAAGTTCCTGGCCGAGAACCAGCCCGAGCAGGAGGCGACTGCCGCTGTCATGGCCCTCATGGCGCAGCTCGCGCCGCACATGAAGCGGATGGGGCTGGCGTGAAGCGTCCGTCGTTCCAGTTCTACCCTGCCGACTGGCGGGCGAACGCCAAGCTGCGCCGCTGCAGCGAGGCCGCACGGGGCGTATGGATGGACATCCTGTGCGTGCTGCACGACGCCGAAGAGTACGGCGTGTGCCGCTGGCCGCTGGCCGACCTGGCGCGAGCCTCGGGCGCATCGCTCAAGCTGGTGCGCGAGCTGGTGGAGAAGGGCGTGTTGAAGGGCGCCGACAAGGACGCCGAGCCCTACGTCTTCACGCCGCGTCACGCTGGCAAGGACGGCGATCCAGCCACGCTGGTCACGGCGAACGGCGGGCCGTGCTGGTACTGCAGCCGCTTCGTTCGCGACGAATGGGTCCGCCAAAGGCGGGGTTCGGCGACACGGTTTGACGACACCAATCAGCCACCCAAGGCGGGACCGAAGGCGACACCAAAGCCTTCACCAATCCCCCCCATTGGTGAACGGCAGGGTGACGGCTCTTCTTCTTCATCTTCTTCTTCCCCTTCACTACGTTCAGGGGAGAGGTCGCCGAACGGCTCCCGCCTCCCCGCCGACTGGGTTCTGCCGGAGGACTGGCGGGCATGGGCAGAGGGCCAACGTCCCGACCTCGACGTGACCACGGTCGCCTGCGTCTTCGCCGACTTCTGGCGCTCCAAGCCGGGCAAGGACGGGCGGAAGCTCGACTGGCAGGCGACGTGGCGCAACTGGGTCCGCGCCGAGAAGGCGCCCAAGCGAGCCGCCAACGATGCCGCATGGCAGGGAGCCGAATGATGCGCCATACCCGCGACCTCAAGGCCATGCGTCACGACGGGCTGCGTCCTGGCGGATGGGTCTACCTCGAATGCCAGTTCGACACCCCGGAATGGCTCAAGTGGGCGTCCACCGATCCCGGCAATCCGCGCATCGTCATCGAAGCGACCGACCCCATCGAGCGCCTCGACCTTCGCTTCCTCACCCGCTGCCGTGTCTCCATCGACGGCGGGAACGAGGCCAGGGTGCGAGCCCTCTTCGCAGCCTGCCAGGACCATGGCGCCGAGCGCGTCCTGGCCCACATCCACCGTCCGAACGCCCACGGGGGCTTCGACCTCATCCACATCCTCGACACCGCCCACGTCATGACGTGGAGCATGGAGACCGCCAGTGTCTGAAATCATTCGGGAGTCGGACTTCGACTACGCCACCTACGAGCGGCAGACCGAAGCCTCCGTCAAGGTCCGCCCGGCTTCGGCCTGGCGCGACGACCTCATCGCCGAGTTCGCGGTGCAGGAGGGCGGCAAGAGCCCCCACCCGACGATCACGAGCCTGCGCAAGCTGGAGGGTCGCATCGACTTCCTTCCCGGCGAAATCACCGTGTGGGCCGGCTACTCGGGGCACCGGAAGTCCATGCTGATGGGCCAGGTCGTGCTCGACCTCATCGACCAGAAGCGCCGCACCCTCGTCGCGTCGTTCGAGATGATGCCGGCCCGGACGCTCGCCCGGATGGCGCGGCAGGCCAGCGGCCACCGCTTCCCCACCCCCGCATGGCTGGAGCGCTTCGGGCACTGGACGGACGGCAGGCTGTGGGTCTTCGACCACATGGGCCGGCTGTCGCCCTCGATGATGCTGGCGGTCTGCCGGTACTTCGCCGAAGAGAAGAAGGGCCAACACATCGTCATCGACTCCATGATGATGGTCTGCGCCTCCGAGGAATCGATGGACGAACAGAAGCAGTTCGCCACGGACCTCGTCCGCATCGCGCAGGAGACGGGCCTGCACCTTCACCTCGTTGCCCACTGCCGCAAGCCGCAGGCCGGGGACGAGAAGGCGCCCACGAAGTACGACGTGCGCGGGTCCGCCGCCATCACGGACCAGGCGCACAACGTCATCACCGTGTGGGCGAACAAGGGCAAGGCGGACAAGCTCCCGAAGGCACAGGCGAACGACGTGCTCGCGCTCCAGGCTCAGCCGGACGCCGTGGTGAGCGTCGAGAAGCAGCGCAGCGGCTCCTACGAGGGCAAGGTGCAGCTCTGGTTCGATGAGCGCTCCCTGCGGTTCATGGACGACCGCACCGAGCGCGTCGAGCCCTATGCGGGGGTGTTCGCGTGAAGAAGCCCAAGCGCCCGATGCCGCACCTTCAACGCAAGTGGGACATGGACTACCTCCGCGCCCGCTGCACCGAGGAAGGGGAATGCCTGCTGTGGGACGGCGCCCTCAACTCCGCAGGGCACCCCACGGCCAGCATCGCCGGCAAGGCGACCCTCGTCCGCCGCTTCGCCTACGCCTCGATCTACGGCAAGCAGCTCCCGCCCGGCCGGCGCCTCGTCTCCCTGTGCGGCAACCCCCGGTGCTGCGCCGAGAACTGCCTTCGCTCCAAGACCGTCAGCGAAGTCCTGAAGCTGGCCTACGCCGTCTGGAAGCGCAACGACCCGGGCTACACGCAGGCGATGCAACGGCGGTGCGCCCCCATCGCCAAGCTCTCGCTCGCCAAGGCCGAGGCCATCCGCGCATCCGGCAAGCGATACCAGGATGTCGCCGCCGAAGAGGGCATCAGCCTGGAGTGCGCCCGCCGCGTGATTCTCGGCACGGCCTGGCGGTCGTCCACCGTCAACTCGTCCGTCTTCAACTATCGCCCATGAGCCCCATGAAGCACGTTGCCCCCGAGATCATCGCCGCTCTCATGGAGCAGCCCCGCACCGAAAGCCAGCTCCGGGAATACACCGGATTCGCTCAGGACACGGTCATCTCGCACTTGCGCGAATTCCACGCAAGGGGCGTGATCCACCGAGCCGGCCTGTCCAGCCTCACCGAAGACGGCAAGAAGAGGCATGGACGCGCCGCCGTCGTGTGGGCGCTCCAGAGCAAGCCGTTCAACGCCCCAGACGCCGTTTAACCGGAGCCCTGCCATGCGACCTTTCGATCCGTACCGCCAAGCGCAATCCGCCCACGCCGCAACCGAGCCCCCGGCCCGCAAGTGGATCGGCAAGGCCCGTGCCCTGCTGAGCCCAAGCGCGTGGACGGACGAGGTTCTGCTGGCGGTGATGGTGCTGGCGTACCTGCTGGTGCTGTTCGCGGTCGCCGAGCTGGCTCCGTTCATCGCGCAGGGGTTGCCGCTGTGATCCTGATCCCCGTCCGCACGGTCGCCGGCCTGAACGCCAGGGAGCACCACTACGCCCGCGCTCGCAGGGTCAAGGCCGAGCGTGACGCTACCGGCTGGGCGCTCAAGGGCCGGCCTATCCCGGCGACACCCTGCTCTGTGCTGCTGGTGAGGGTCAGCCCCGCCCACGTTGCCCCGGATGACGATTCCGTCGTGGGGGCTCTCAAGGGCGTACGTGATGCCGTGGCCGACTGGCTGGGCGTCAACGACCGCGACCGCGCCACCGTCCGGTACGCCTACGCGCACGAGAAAGGCCCCTGGGGCGTCCGCATCGAGTTCGGCCCCCACTGCGAGGGATGCGCCCTGGCCGAGCGCGACGACCCCTGCATGTACGTCGCCAACTGCCCCGCGTGCCGTGCTCGGATGCTCGCCGACCTCTCCACCGACAACCGCGTGCGGGAGGCGAACGGCGCATGAACTGCGAGCGCGGCGACCTGGCAATGATCGTGGACCGGGGCCTCATGTCTCACCACGCCGCCGGAATGATCGTCCGCGTCCTTGAGTGGACAACGAACAACGGCCAAAGCGGGTGGCGGCTCGATGCCATGTACCACGCACCGAACGGCCACCAGTTCAACTTCGCCGTCGACCGCGTCCTCACCCCCATCCGCTACCGCTCCGGGGTTGACCAAATGGTCGCACGCATGAGGTCTCGATGACTAAGCAATCACGCTTCTCGACGTTCGGTCGTCCCGTGACCACCTGCCAAGGGGCACGGTGCGCGTTAACAAGGATTCGCAAGCACATCTCTGACGCCGAGACGATTCCCTGGCCCGAGTTGGCCGACAGCTTCAAGCAGGACGAAGCCGCCCTCCTGGCCCTGATGCGCGAACAGGGTTGGGCGTTGGGCAAGAAGCAAGGAGGCATCACATGAGCGCCAACGACAAAGTGCCGAGCAAAAGCCGTGCCAAGCGCCCGCAGCCGAAAGGAGGAAGCCGCAAGGGCATCCCCAACAAGGTACCGGCAGAGGTGAAGACGATGGTGCTCCAGGCACTGAGCGAGGCAGGCGGCGTCGAGTACCTGCTGGAGCGGGCCAAAGACCCCCGGACGCAAGCGGCATTCATGACGCTGGTGGGCAAGGTCATCCCGACGCAGATCACCGGAGAGGGCGGCGGGCCGGTCCAGACGTTCACCCGCATCGAACTGGTGGGGGTCGCGCCTAGGTGACTGCCGTCCAAGTGCTGATCCCGGAGAAGCTGCGCCCCGTCTTCGAGGGCGTGGCTGACGTCCGTGGGGCCTACGGGGGCCGAGGGTCAGCCAAGACGCGCACGTTCGCCAAGATGTCGGCGGTGCGCTCGGTGATGTGGAGCGAGGCCGGGCGCGAGGGGATCATCCTGTGCGGGCGGCAGTACATGAACAGCCTGGACGAGTCCTCAATGGAGGAAGTCAAGGCCGCGATCCGCTCTGAGCCATGGTTGAACGAGCGCTTCGAGATTGGTGAGAAGTTCATCCGCGCCCGCAACGGGCGCATCTCGTACAAGTTCACCGGCCTGGACCGCAACGTCGATAGCGTCAAGTCCAAGGCCCGCATCCTCCTGTGCTGGATCGATGAAGCCGACCCGGTGAGCGAGGAAGCCTGGTCCAAGCTCATCCCCACGCTTCGAGAGGAAGACTCCGAGCTGTGGGTGACATGGAACCCTGAGCGTAAGAACAGTGCCACGCACAAGCGCTTTCGTGAGACGAAGGACGCGCGCACCAAGGTCGCGGAGTGCAACTGGCGCGACAACCCATGGTTCCCCGACATCCTCGACCGGGTCCGCCTGAAGGACAAGGCCGAGCGCCCGGACAGCTACGACCACATTTGGGAGGGCGGGTTCAAGACGGCTGTTGCCGGGGCCTACTACGCCGCGCACTTGCTGGAGGCCAAAGCCTCGGGGCGAATCGGGCGTGTGGCCGCTGACCCGCTCATGACGCTGCGAGCGTTCGTGGACATCGGCGGAACCGGAGCCCGGGCGGATGCGTTCGCCATGTGGATCGGCCAATACATCGGGCGTGAGATTCGCGTCCTCGACTACTACGAGGCGGTGGGCCAGCCGCTCGCCACGCACCTTGTGTGGATGCGCTCGCGGGGCTACTCGCCCGAGCGATGCCAGATATGGCTCCCGCACGACGGGGCCACGCACGACAAGGTTTTCGATGTCTCCTACGAGTCCGCGCTGGAAGAGGCGGGCTACAGCGTGACCGTCGTCCCGAACCAGGGCAAGGGCGCTGCGGCAGCTCGGATCGAGGCCGGACGCCGCCTGTTCCCTTCCATGTGGTTCAACGACGAGACCACGCAGGCCGGGCGTGATGCGCTGGGGTGGTACCACGAGAAGCGCGACGAGGAGCGGGGCATCGGGCTCGGGCCTGAACACGACTGGGCCAGCCACGGGGCGGATGCGTTCGGGCTCATGGCGGTGGCCTACGAAGAACCGAAGAAGCATCAGCCGCTGAAGATCAATCGTTCGTTTGTGAGGTGACGTGATGAGTAAGGTTTGGGGCTGGATTGCTGACGTGACATTTCGGATAAGCAGGCGCGCCCGGGTGCGCCAGTTCGCCAAAGAGTCGTCGATATGGGCCTACAAAGTCCCCGGACCAGGCAAGCCGTTGACCGATGAGGAGGCCGTGGCATGGTTCAACAGGGACATGCAGAAATGAGTGCCAAGCACGACGAGCGCATGGGGCAGCTCATGACGCTACACAAGGAAGACCTGGCCCGCATGGTGGCGGCGCTGGAGCACCAGGCCGGCGTGCTGGAGGCGCGTATCGCCGAGGTTCACGCCCAGCGCCCGCAACCGGAGAAGCCCAAGCGGGCCACCGTGACGCCGCCCGTGCGTGTCGTGCCCCGCGAGTTCGCCATGACCCCGAGGAAGAAATGACCATCGATGACCTTCTCGCCGAGGCTGCGCCGCTGCGCCTGCTCGACCCGGAAGACCCTGCCGCCGCCCGCCTGGGTGAGCTGGTGGACGAGATCAACCGCCTGCGCGCCGAGGAAGAACGAGCCGCCCTGTCCGTGGCCTACCAAGACCCGCCGCCTGCTGTGGTGGAAGGGGCCGACGCCGAACCCATCAAACGCAAGCCGGGCCGACCCCGCAAGGATCAAGCATGAACGACATGACCCTCCCGGCTGACGTCAGCCACGCGCCGGGGCAGTCCTCCGAGATGGACGACGACGCGATCAACGCCTTCATCAAGCAGCGCGAGGCCATCGCCGACCGCCCGGAAGTCTCCGCCGAGCAGGCCAAGGCCGTCGACTACTACCTGCGCCGCCCGTTCGGAAACGAGGAAGAGGGCCGCTCTCAGGTCATCTCGTCGGACGTCTGGGATGTGGTGGAAGGCCTGGCTCCGATCATCCTGGAGCCGTTCGTGTCGTCGTCCGACATCGTGCAGTTCGACGCCACCGGCCCGGAGGATGAGGACGCGGCCAAGCAGGAGTCCGACTTCGTCAACTTCGTCGTGACACAGCGCAACGACGCGTTCATCCAGTTCCTCGCCTTCGCGAAGGCGGGCCTGCTGCTCAAGAACGGCATCGTGAAGTGGTGGTGGGACGAGACGCACAAGACGACGCTGGAGACGTATCGGGGCATCACGGGCGACATCCTGGCCGCGATGATGCAGGACTCGGAGGTGGAGATCGTCGGGCTCACGAAGAACGAGCCGACCGAGGCTGCGCAGCTCCCGCCTCCGCAAGACCAGCCCCCGCAAGGCGGGATGCCGCCGCAGGGTGCCATGCCGCCCCCAGGGATACAGCCGCAGGGTATGCAGCCTCCCGCCCCCCCTGAGCCGACGTACGACGTCCGCATCCGCACGCGCAAGAAGGACGGCTACGCTCGCTATGAGGTGGTCCCGCCCGAGGAAATCCTGGTGATCGGGCGCGACCCCAACATCCAGAAGGCATCGTTCGTCCAGCACCGAACCCGGATGACCCTCTCCAACCTGCGGGAGATGGGCTACGACGTCGAGGACGACATCAATGACGGTGGCGACGGGGATGTGACCAACTCCGACGTCTACACCGCCCGCCGGCGCGATCAGAACAACCTCTATCGCGACATCGACGACCAGGGCAGCGGCGACCCGGCACTCCGGGAAGTCTGGTACCGCGAGACGTACTGCCGGCTGGATGTGGACGGCGACGGGATCGCAGAGCTGCGCAAGATTTGCCAGGTCGGCAACAACATCCTCGCCAAAGACGAGGCCGAGGAAATCCCGTTCGCTTCCTGGACGCCGTATCAGCAACTCTTCGAGTTCTCGGGGCGATGCCCGGCTGACGAGGCGACCGAGTTCCAGGACGTCAAGACGACCCTGTGGCGGCAGTCGTTGGACAACCTCTACACGATCAACAACAACCGCGTCTTCGCTGGCAAGCATGTCAACCTGGACGACCTGCTCGACAACCAGATCGCCGGGGTGGTCCGCATCGACGCGCCGGACGTTCGCGGACAGGTCGCCTCGTTCCCGCCGCAGCCCCTGGGCCAGATCATCCAGCCGATGATCGAGTACACGGACTCGGCCAAGGAGAACCGTACCGGCTTCACGCGCTACAACCAGGGCACGGACGCAGAGAGCCTGAACAAGACAGCCACCGGCGTGCGCCTCATCAGCCAGGCCGGCAACAAGCGCACCGGGCTCATCATCCGCTCGTTCGCGGAGCAGGGCGTCAAGCCGCTCATGCTCGGCATCCACGGGCTCTTGCGCAGGCACGCGACCAAGCAAGAGACGGTGCGCCTTCGCGGCAAGTGGGTGGACATCGACCCGCGCGAGTGGGAGATGCGCTACGACATGACCGTCAGCGTCGGCCTGGGCACGATGGACAAGCAGATGGAGCTGGGCACGCAGCAGGAAATCCTGAAGATGCAGGCCGGGCTGGCTCCTGCCGGCTTCGTGACCCCGGAGAACCAGTACAACGCAGCGGCCAAGTTCGTGGAGCTGACAGGCGAGAAGAACGCCGACAAGTACTTCACCCACCCGGACAAGATGCCCCCGAAGCAGGCCCCGGACCCGATGCAAGACCCGAAGATCATGCTGGAGATGGCCGGGCACAAGCTCGAAGCCATGAAGGTGGAGCGGGAGCTGGCGCAGAAGGACCGGCAACTCGACCAGATGGACCGCACGCTGGATCAGGTCGACCAGAAGCAGGGCATCGAGGCGACGAATGCGCAACTCGACGCGCTCGCCCGCCAGCACGAACTCCAGCTCAAGACCGAGGCGCATGTCCGCGACCTCCAAGCCCCGCACCCGCAGGCTCTCGCCGCCAACGCGCAGGCGATGCAGGCCGACCAGCAAGCGCATTCGCAGGGCGTGGACCAGGCGCAACTCGCGCAGAGCCAGCAGCAGATCGACAACCCGCCCGAGCCGGCACAACCCGCCCAAGGAAACGCCAATGGACAAGCATGAGCAGGCCGTGATGCGCGGTGACGCCGCCGCCCGCATCCTCAACGACCCCGTCTTCCTCGGGTCGTTCACCGCGATCCGGGACGCCTACTTGCGCGAGTGGGAGGACATGCCCACCAGCGAATCGGAGAGCGCCCGCGACATTCATCGGCGCCTCAAGTGCCTGGCCGATGTGAAGACCGCGCTTCAAGCGCACATCACTACCGGAAAGATGGCGCAGCGGGAATTGTCGATGCGCGAAAAGATCACGAATAGCGCTAACCGCGCAGTGCGTACCCTCACCCAACGTTGACCGGAGTCAATATGCTCAACACCCAAGTCGACCCGCAACTCCATGGCGACCCGCGAACTGATGCAGTGACCGCGGACCCGGGAAGCGAAGACGAGGCAATCGCGGCGTTTCACCAGCGCCGCCAGTCTCAAGCGCCGAGCGAGCCGGAAACACCGACCGACGAGCCGCAAGCGGACGACGACCAGCCGGAAGCCGTGGATGCTGACCCGGTGGACGACGAGCCGCAAGCGGAAGAACTCATCGAAGTGGAGTACGAGGGGGATACCTACAAGGTTCCCCCCACGCTGCGGGAAGCGCTGCTTCGCAAGGCCGACTACTCCCGCCGCATGGCCGAAGTCTCGGAAGCGAAGAAGGACTACGCGCAGCGCATCGAGTCCGCTCAGAAGCTGCTTGAAGGAGCCGAGAAGCTCGCCGAGGCCAAGGCCGAAGCCAAGCAACTCGACGCCCAGCTCAAGCAGTACGAGTCGGTGGACTGGACGACGCTGGAGCGAGATGACCCGGCCCGGGCGTCTCTCTTGGCGGTGAAGTTCCTTCAACTTCAACAGGCCCGCGCATCGGTCGAATCGAAGGAGAAATCCATCGAACAGACCGTGGCTGGTGAGCGCACGCGAGACCTCAACGCCAAGCAGGCCGAGATGCTCAAGGTGCTCGCCAAGGACTTCCCCGGGTGGGGCGAGGACGCGGGAACGAAGGTGAGCCAGTACGCGATCAAGAGCGGATGGGCACCCGAGGAAATCCGCAACTTCTCCGACCCGAGGCTGGTGATCGCGCTGGAGAAGGCTCGCAAGTTCGACGCCATCCAGGACGGCAAGCGCGCTGCGCAAGCCGCCCCCCGCGAAATCCCGCCAGTGGCGAAGCCTGGTGCGCCGCGTCGAGCGAATCCCACGCAAGACCTGCAAGCCCGGTTTCAGAAATCCAACAGCCCCGACGACGCAGTGGCGTTGTTCGAGGCCCGGGCCGCGCAGAGGCGTCGATAACGACATCGCACCTCGCCGGCTCGAAAGAGCATACGAGGTGCCGCCATGACCGTCCCGACCAATTCCCTCCAGACCTACCAGTCCAGCAACAACGCCGAAGACGTCAGCGACGTCATCATGAACGTGTCGCCGTTCGACACGCCCCTGCTCACGATGATGGGCACGGGCGTGGCCGAAGCGACCTACACCGAGTGGCCCATCGAATCGCTCGCGGCGGTCGACACGGCCAATGCGCGCATCGAAGGCGACGACGCCACGATCAACGCCTCCACCACGCCGACCCGTGTGGGCAACTACACGCAGTTGCAGGACAAGACGCTGTCGATCACCACGACGCAGCAGCAGATCAAGAAATACGGCGTCAAGGACGAGTGGGCTCACCAGAAGGTCAAGAAGGGCCGTGAGCTGAAGAACGACATGGAAGCGACCATGTTCCTGAACCAGGCTCGCGTCGTCGGCGCTGCGGGCACGGCTCAGAAGATGCGCTCGCTGCCGGGCTGGCTGACGACCAACGTCAACCGGGGCGCGGGCGGTGCGAGCGGCAACGCCACCACGGCGGCGACGGATGGCACACAGCGCAACTTCACGGAAAACCTGTTCCGCCAGACGCTGATCTCCTGCGCCACCAACGCCGGCGAGATGCCCTCGGTCGTGATGGCCGGCATCACGCAGCGGGCCAACCTGTCCTCGCAGCTCACCGGCTTCTCCACGAAGACCTTGGACATGAAGGACGGCAAGCTCAACGCCTCCATCACGGTCTACCGCTCGGACTACGGCGACCTCAAGCTGGTCCCGAACCGCCGCCAGCGTGAGCGCGACGTCTACTTCCTGAACCCGTCCTACATGCAGCGCCGCACGCTGGAGCCGATGCAGTTCATCGAGCTGGGTCGGACCGGCCTGCAGCGCAAGGCGCAGATGTGGACGAACTGGACCGTCGCGGTGCTCAACGAAGCCGCGCACGGCATCCTGGCCGACCTCAACACGACGGTCCTCTGATCCTGGGTGAGTGACTTCGGAGCCGCCTTAAACCAGCGGCTCCCCTTCTTTCGAAAGGAGGGCACTCATGCCCTGCGACATCAAGCAAAACGCCGACGCATCCACGGGGATGCAAGGCACGGGCGGCGGCGACGGCGAGTTCGTCGCCCTGCATCGCGGCTACAACGCAACCAGCGTCAACGGCACCATCTTCACGGCCTCGCGAAACTACGTCGTCAAGTCCGTCGTGCTGCGCCCTGACGTCATCGGCTCGGACGCCTCGGCGGTCACGGTGGCGGTGAAGATCGCGGCCAGCGGAACGGCCATCGCTTCGGGCGTGGCGGTCCACTCGGGCACCGGCGACCTGAAGGGCACGGCGAACACGAACCAGACGCTGACGCTGTCGACCAACGGGCCGGACCTGCTCCTGCTCGCGGGCCAGAGCATCGGCCTGGCCTTCACGGGCGTACTGACGGCGGCGGTGGGCAACGTGTCCATCACGCTCTGCCCGGCATGAGCGACCCGCTGCTCTCAACGAGCACGGCGGTCGCGATCACGCCCTCCGACTCGGTGGACCTCCCCAACGGGCCTACGGGCCTGGGGGTGTACGTCGGTGTCGCGGGGGATGTGACGGCCATCGTGGGAGGCAATACCGTCACCTACAAGGCGGCGGTGGGCCGGTTGAACATCCGCGCGTCTCGCATCCTGGCAACGGGGACGACCGCGACAAACCTCATCGCGGAGTACTGAACCGATGGCGCTCGTATCCGCAGGCACTTCCGCGTCGTACACCTTCGCCGAGGGCGAGTCGGCCACGATCACGCTTGACCAGGGCGAAGAAGCCCGGGTCGGCGTGACCTCGGCGGCTGGGCGCGACAAGTTCGGCGGTGCGGTGACGGCTCCGCGCGTCATCGGGCCGTTCTCGGCAGGAGATGTGCTGTCAATCACCGCCATGCGCGGGGATGTGGACTACACGATCTCGTCTGTCGGTGGATTCGGCTTGCCAGCCTCTCTCACCGCTGCTCAGGTAGCAGCGGGAGGGGTGGGGGCTAACTCCTCGGATGCATATGGCACGGTGATCCCGCCGAGCGGCGTTCCCGCCGTTCTTTTGCGCAACCTGGTGACACCCAGCTATCGGCTGGGCTACGCGAGGAACCTGCCGCGCGAAGCTGCTCCGACCATCTCGGTCAGCGCCTCGGCGATGGCGTCGCCCCAGACGTTCGACGGCTGCAACACCGCGACCGGCCTTCCGCGCTTCGAAAAGTTCGCCTTCTACGGTGCCGGCAAGACGCTGTTCGCGCCCCGTTCGTCGGCCGTGACGCAGAACAAGCTCGTCGTCGCATCGCGGGCATCTGCCGACACGCTTGGCTTGCCGCCGTTCACGACCTCGTTCTACCTCACGAGCTACGGCGGTTCGTTCGACATCATCTACTACAAGGATGGCATTTCCGATGTCAACCTGTTCGTTGATGGCGTCTACGTCGGGCGCATCACGTTCTCATTGCGTCGGGCGACCGCTCAGGCTGGTGCGGCCACGACGATGACGCTGGACGCAAGCGCAAGCGCGACCAACGGCTTCTACAACCAGTATTACCTACGCATCACTGGCGGCACGGGGACGGTCGGCGAAGTGCGCCAGATCACCGGCTACGTCGGTGCGACGAAGATCGCCACGGTGAACGCCGCGTGGACTGTCAATCCGGATGCCACGACGACGTTCGCGGTCGATGAATCGCCCATTGGCAGCATCGACCCGAACGGCGCCACGCTGCAATACATCAACGTCACCTTCCCGGCGGCATCTCCCCCGCAACCGACGACCCGCCTGATCCAGATCGCCGGCAAGCAGTTCATGGGCGTGAACATCGGCCAGAACGACGCCATCACGCCGGGACCTCCGCTAATCGTGGGGCCGACGATGATCTTCCTCGGCGACTCGTTCATGGACGGCACGCGTACGCCGGACCCTGGACTCCATCCCGTCTATGAGATGGGCTTCCAGCTTGGCGTGCAGCCGGTGGGCGTCTCTTCGGGCTCGACCGGCTGGTGGACGCGTGGCACCAACAACCGCCTCAGCTTCCTCAACCGAGCCTGCCCGCCGACCGAGGCGTGGGAAGTGGCGAATCCGTCGAATCAGGGCGCGACAGGCGGGACGTGGACGATCAGCGTCACCTACAACGGGACGACGCAAACGACAAGCGCCCTCGCGTACAACGCCGCCGCATCGGCCATCGAGACGGCGCTCACCGCCTTGCGATTCAACGGGTTCGACCCGTCGCTGAACGCGAACTGCCCGACCATCGGTCCGACGACGCAGGGATGCTTCTGCGTGGCACGAGGCGACATCGGGGCTCCTTTCATCATCGTGGCGAACGGCATGGTGGGCGCAACGATCAGCATCGACAGCAGCGGCCTCACGGGCGGCGTGGCTGGTCCGGTCACGCAGTACCTCGGCGACATCTACAAGAACGTCCCGCGCGACCCGAATGGCAACGCGCTCCCTTTCCTGCTCTACATGCAAGGCTCGGGCAACGATTCGTCGGCCACCGGCTACACCGACGCGAAGCTGCAAACGAACGCGACCACCATCGCGCAGCAGATCGTCGCGCGCTTCCCGACATGCATCCCCTTCTTCGGCGGGCTGGTGACGGTCAGCGACGGTACGGGCGGGAACGGGATCATCACGGCTGGTGATGTCGCCCACAACGCCGCGATTCTGGCCGGCGCCGCCTACCTGCCGAAGATGCACGGGCAGGTTCCCTTCATCGACACCTACAAGGAAGGCGTGGGCGGCGAGGCGTACTACACCGGCACCGGCTCGGTGGGCGTTCCGACGAATGCCAAGCGCGACATCATGAAGTCGCTCGTGTCGTCTGGTCATCCGACCGGGCAGGGAAAGAGCTACTGGACCGCCCGCGACACGCGCGAGATGCACCGCCTGCTCGCTGGATTCGTCGCCTGATCCGCACCCCCA